TAGGAGCCACCAAGTGGCTTAACGTGCTACAAGGTGGTGACTGGGATACCACTTTTCCGCAGTATCCCAGTCACCACCTTGTAGCACGTTAAGCCACTTGGTGGCTCCTAGGCGATTATCTAGAAAATACTTGTTATTATAACGAGTCTTTTCTAAACAGTCTTCGAAAGTTTTCAATCCAGTCTTAGGACTGTGAATATGATCACAGGCCCATGTAGGCACGTCTAACATCATTGACCAATCAGCAGTTGCTTCTAGCCATTCAAGAATCTTTTGACGTGTCTTGGTAGCTTCTGCACCTTCAAAGTTCAACCAATCAAACTTGAGAACACCTTTACCGATCTGATAACCACCGGAGTCGCCTAAAATCATTGTTTGTCCGCGATCACGCTGTTGTATCATTGATTCCTGATCTTGTGCTTTAATAACATCAAGTTGGGCGTGTCCTGCTGAATACAGAGCATACTTATAGGTAAAGTATCCTTGATCTGGATTAAGAAAGTTCATTCCTTCAATTCCTTGATCAAAGCCTGCAGGAATACGATCCTTTGGTACAAACTCTTCTAGTCGCTGTTTTGCAACATAGGTAGAATAAAAAGAACTAATTGCCGGCAGATATACTGCATAGTCCTTTTGTAATGGTGTTAGATTAACTGGTGGTTTCATTTAAGCAGCCTGTGCTGGGATAATATATTTGTAAGTTGCTAGTCCGCTATCGAGAGTGATCTGGATAGCACCTTCATTGCTCAAACTCATCTTTGTGGTGTTGGTGTCTGCAATCTTAAGTATGCTCAAGATTGGTAATACAGGCCAAGTCCAACCGCGATCTAGTTTACCTGCAACGTTCTGAGCAAACACAAACTCACCACCGTGTGTTGATGCATCGCCGAATGTAAATTTAAGATTACCACCTTCTGTTTTAGCAAGGAATGTAGGATGCTCTGAGTTAGCACCTGCTTGAAAGTTGAAACGAATCACAGAAGTCACTGACGGTTCAATTTCAACATCCCACTTGACACCACGGAACTTCACAGTTTTCATCTTTTCGTTAATGATTTCTTGATTCATAAAGCGATAGTCGTTCTTGAAGTCGCCGTCTTTGTTTTCAAAGTGCAGGCCCACTGGCAAAGTTTCACCATTGCGTTCTGCTGTGGTAATACTGATCTTTGCACCTTCTTTGTATTCTGCACCTTCCAACAGATATTTCAACTTGTTCAGTTGCGGCATACCAAACACACCGATCATATCTGGATATGGATTAGCAGTTTCTGCCTCCATGATCACTGAACGGTCATCTGCCATTGAGTTAACAGTTGTGCCTTTATCTGTGCCTGTGACCTTAACTGTGGTCAAGAAGCCTAGATTCTGCGTATGGCTAACGATGTCTTGTAGTATATCTTTCATTAAGAATTCTCCTGTATATTAAGATTATATTTAGATCTTGAGTAAAAAGCAACCTAGAAATCACTCAAAATCGAATAGTTTTGCGAATGTATTGTCCGACCTTGTTGAACTGATGTCCCATTCCAAAACACCAATAAGGTTTCCTAACTTCTCATCTATCACAGTGGTTTCCATCTCTGCATCATTGAAAGGCAGATCCTTGAACCACTGCGGCAATCTCAGTTCATCCACAGGATAGGCCACGGAAGTATGCCCCATAGGATTGTCTTTGATCTTACATACAATTACTTTCATGCCATCTACTATCTGCATGGAGTATTTGTCATCCATCATACGCCTGAGAGTGTTCCAATTCAACGAAGCTCTAACATGCCCGGGCATATTGGTCTTGCCTGCTTTCTTTTCTTTGGCAGCGTATTCTGTGATATTGTTAGCTCGTTTAGGCGAGCCCTTTTCCCAACCCGGTCGAGTTTTAAATTCTGTGCGGAAATCAGTGATATATTGCAGTATCTCTTCTTTGGTCACACCGGTTAGAGTTTTAGTCAGCACCTCACTCAAGAAGTCTTGTATAACAACCGGGGTATCTGAACGCTTGAGGTCAAGGCCCATGGCTTTGATCTTGCCTGGTTTGCCTTCTGTGTCTGCTCGTTTGCCTTCTTTGTCGTAGTAGAGCACTGCATATCGCTTCTTGGTAATGAACAGTCCTTTGCTTGCAACAATCTCGCGACCTGCTTTGATGACCTCGGCTCTGGTTCGAGGAACATGAAATGCGTCCTGCATGAATTTGACAAATGTGCCATTGACTGTATCTCCTATAGTATCATAAAGTTCGACCACTGATTCTCTGTTCCAGGGAATCAGACCTTTCTCAATGTCTTTTTTCAGGGTAGCATACGCTGAAAAATAACAAGAGTCTGTGTCACCGTAGATTACTGCTCGACCAATATGGTCATACTCTCCAGTGATAATTTCGTTTACTTTTGATGCCATGTGTTTGGCAATTTGCCGGCCGGTCAGTGTAGTTGACTGTCCGATTCGGTTATCAAAGAATCTACAGCCTGGATTTAAAATCGCACCATAGAGACTGTTCAACAGAATCTTCTTGACCAACTGTCGTTTGTCCCAGTATTCTTCTTCAATCTTGTTGCCAGCTTGGATACATTCTTTGAGCTTGGCCTGCATTTCTTTACGTTCTTTATACCAACGAGCCAGCAGTCCTGATATCACTCCTTCAGTTTCATATGTGAATATAGTGCCGTTAGCTGAGATCATCCAGGGTTGGTTGCTGTCAAATATAAGATCATAGGCCTGAGCCGCACTTAGCGTATCCGAACCACCACCTTCCCAATCAACAGTGACTTCACGACCTACTTCTCTGTTCATCACGGCAGAATATTCAAGACTACCAAATATACCTTCCCATGCTGATGCAAATGACTTGCCCTTGGACATTTCTGCTGCAATAAAATCCTTGGTTCCATCCTGTCTCAACTGACCCACGATGGTTTCAGGACCCATATTCAAAGCCCGAATAGCACTAGGATAGAGACTGTTAATGTCAAGAGAGCCAATCCACTCATGTATACCTTTCTTAGGATATGCAACGTAAGCCCCAGCAGCCTGCGTGTCTCCGTGCTCTTCCATCTTTTTGCGATTAGGAACTATCATACCTCTGCGGTGAGCTTCGTTGATGATAGCTTGTTCAGTCACAGCCACCGCACCCATAGTAGTTGCTAACAGCACTGTGTTTTCGTGTGCAATAGTATTAGCTAAGTCGATGAATTTCAGTTTCTTATCTAGATCATCTAGCAGTTTACAATCGTTGATGTTGTATTCGACGAATGTTTTAAAGTCATTGTTGTATAGTTGATCAAGTGTACCTTCATACTGAGTCTTTCTCTGACCTAGTTCATATTCGGCAATGGCATCTAATCGATAGGTGTGACGTTCTTCATAGGTATACTTGCGATAAAGTTCAAGACTGTCTATATGCACACGACCAATGAAGTCATATGTAGTGGCAGTTTTACCGAACTTTTCATATTCGCGTTTCTTAGGCAAACAGTTCCATAGACAAAATCGTTTGGTATCCTCTTTGCTGAGAACCTTGGTGACACGATTAACTGTGTATGGAATATCGAACCCTTCTGAATTCCACCCACTTAGAACATCTGCATCTTGTATAAGATCCAAGAATGTGTTTAACATGTCTGCTTCGTTGTCAAACAGCATGGTGTTGGGGAATTCTTCAACCTGCTTGGTAGCTTCAGCCATGCTGAGTGTTTTAGGAGGTATGGCTAGGCATACCATGGTCTCCATCCATTGTAGATACACAGCGATAGCAGTGATGGGCATGAATGCATCATCTGGTGAAGCATAGCCCCGTTCAGGATCAAAGTCTACCTCAATGTCGAAAAATGCTACATTTAGTTTAGGAGCATCTTGATTGAGATAATGATCTTCTAGACATCTATAGATAGGATTGATGTCTGACTCGTGGAGTTTCTTGTTTGAATGTATGGCAAGTTCTTTGCGATGTTCTTTGACATTCTTTGAACTTACACGGCTAAGAGGTTCACGCTTAATGGATTGGAACTTGCCTTTGGGGTCGTTGTAATAGAATATATGTCTGGCAGGATAGTCTTTGAAATGCCTCTGCCCTTTGTCGTCACGCTCAACAACACGTATCATGTCATCGTCGCGATCGTAGTATGCGTCCACGAAACTCATTTTTTCTCCTATGCAATTTTAGGCTTGCAAATACCAATGTGCGGTTTATGGCCCGCCTACCTTCTTACTTTATTTAATTAATTAGCATTCTTGCTAGGCCGAATGTGTCAATTGCGGTTAGCAAGATGTAGTTAGCCAACATGCCAAACGATTTCCGAGTATAAGCAGCCCAAGCATACATGGCACAGCCAGCGATCCAAATAGGATACAACACAAGTAAAGGCGGATTGGGAACTGTAAGCGCCATAGTGATTGAGCAGCCGATACTAACAGCCCAGGCAAGCAGCTCAACAACAAAACGGAAGCGATTGCTGTGCCAGTCATCTCTGATCCAATCAAAAGTTGGTTTTAATAATTCATTCATTCAGGAAGTTTTTTAGTAACACCGAGAATCATTTCAATCTCGCTCCACTCTGCTTCATGGTCTTTCCAATTGTCTTTGTGTGCGATGCGTATGGCTTTGTTGATCCAACTGGGTTTGATTTGTAATTCTTCTGCGACAGCTTTAACAGTTTCTTTAAGACCTTCGTTGAGATCTTCTACTTCACGAAGCACATTAGATCCTTCGTTGATTAATCTTTCGAGTTTGGCTTTTTCTTCCGGTCCATACATTTTTGACATTTGTTCTCTCCTATACGACTATTATATAGTCAAAGAAAAAGCCGGTCAACTAATTGCCGGCTTTATGTTACCAAACGGTAAATCTATTTAACTAGAACCGTCTCGGTCCATTCCAATTTGAGACAAGAACATAATACCTAGTACTCCTGGAATAATTAACCAAGCCGGGCCACCGAATATTCCTGCGATTGTTGCGGCTGCGCCTCCTAGTATTCCTGTTAAACTTGAAAGTTTTTCACCTAGTGTAGCACTCGGTGCCCAAGCATCAATGCCACCTAATGTTCCTCGGCCACTCTTTGGATCTTTTTTCTTTTGACCGAAGAAGTCACCTACTGGACCTTCTTCGATAGATTCTGCAGCAGTTTCAGGTTTAGCACCCAGTGCTTTGGCCACTGCTTTGATATTTGCTAATGTGAAATCACTTTTATCTGCACGGTCTTTACCTAACACTTGTTTAGCAACATCTGCCATTTTATCTTTTTCTTGATCTGAAAGCTTTGGTGCCAGTTTAGACATTAGCAGGCTTTTGACTTTGTCCATCGTGCCTTCATCTAAACGTGAGCGATTTTCAACTATTTTTTTTCTCGACTCGCTCAATACATCATACATTTCAAATACGCCACCGTTGCGTTCATAGACCAGTCCTGCGTATAGATCAGCTTTCATGCCTTCGCCTAGTTTGCTCTGAGCCACACGTTCGGCCCAGGTAAACAATGCTTTGTCTACAGGATCGATCTGTTGTTGGCCACCACTTTCTTGAACTAGTTGGACCATCTGTTTGAAAGATAATTTTGTTTCTACACTTTCTTTAACAGTTTTCTTCTTGCCTTTTGGCATCATTGCGCTTTCAGTTTTAGATGCAATGGCTTTTTGTAGTCCTGGGGGAAGTTTTTTCTGCTTGTCTGAAAGGCCTTTTTTATCTGCGGGCTTGTCGTTACCTTTTTCACCAGCAGCTTTTTTCATTGGCTCTTTCTTGTCGCCGTCTTTGTCAATGTCTAGGAAGTCTGGCTTGGCACCTTCTGCCATCTTTTCTTTCTTGGCCATTTTCTTTTTCTTGTCAGCAGCTTCTTCTTTCTTGGCTTCGACCATCTTCATGAACTTGCTTTTAAATTCTGGTTCTACACTTTCTTTCTTGGCTTTCTTCTTTGGCTTGTCATCTTCGTCATCGGCTTCTTTTTCTTCACTACCGCCATAGGCCTTGCTGCTCTTGTGAACAATGCCTGTTTTTGTTTTTTCAACAGTGCCAGTAGCGATGTTTTTCTTATCGCCTACTTTCATGTCGCTCTCTTCTTTGACATCTTCTTCAGCTTTCTTTTTAGCTTCAGCAACGTAAGTAGTGCGGCCGCTTAGAACACGCAGTTGTGCGTCTTCGTTTAGTTGCACAGATTTTGGCAGCTCTGGTGCTTTTGGAGTATCGATCTTACCGTCGATACTTTCTATTTTGCTGATTAACGATTTGAAGTCCATGTTCACATTCCTAAAAGTGTATTATATATTTATCTTTTTACTAAAGACCCACCAGTTAACAGATTAGTTCCTTTGAGATCTAATGCGTTTTTTGCGGTTCCGTCTTTGTTTTTTGCCGTTTTTCCGGGTTTATTTTTGTATACAGCACCTATAGCTACGTTACCAGCACTGGTAGCGCCTGCTGTTGCTGATTCTACAATTTCACGTATTTTCATACTATTATTTATTCTTCTTGGCACGGCCTGCTTTCATGTTAGCTAACCAGTGCGCTAGTTGTCCTTTGCGCCCGCCTTGTTTTGCAGTTTTACGCAATGAACTTACACTAGCTTTGGTATTGATACCGTGACGTTTACTATCGCCTTTGTCTTGTGGATTCTTTCCATCAGCAAAGTTTTCACCCACGCCACCACCGTCTCCAGCACCACCGTCGCCACTGTAGCCAGCATAGTATCCGTAACCACCGTAAGGACCCGGGCCGTAAGCAGCCCAACGCGGTCTACGTTTCTTTTTTCTTTCAACTATAAATTCACTTGCTCTCATACTGGGCTATAAGGATTCTTTGGAGTGTCGTATCCGTCATCTTCTGGATACACTGGATAATTGTTTGGGTTCATACTGAAAAACTTGATCCACACCCGCAGGTAGATTGTGCATTGGGATTACTAATAACAAACTGACTGCCCATGGCTTCTTCTTTGTAATCAATAACAGCACCTTGTAGATATTGCATACTCATTGCATCAACAAACACGTTGTATTGTTCGTTGATAGGAAATTCAAAGTCGTCTTCGTTCTTTGTTTCGTCAAAGGTAAAGCCATAACTGAAGCCACTGCAACCGCCACCTTGCACAAAGGTGCGCAATGCCAGCTTGGGATTATTTTCTTCTAGCAGCAAATCCATAATCTTTGATTTCGCTGATTGTGTTATTTCAACCATTTTGTTTTCCAATAGGCTTTTCGCCTGTTAAGTAAGGCAAACTAAACCATAGCTTGAACCATTCTTCGGTGCCTGGTCTAATATCATGTTTTTTCATAAGTTCACCTTTTTCATTGCCAGTTATACTTATGTTGCTGCCAGCATATGGTTGATATCCTTGATATTCTGTGATACCAGCTAGTTTTTTCAGTTCATCTAGTTCTGACATTTTTAGCTGCTCCTTTGCGATTGGCATTGGGGTCTTCACGACGTTTGCGAGCAGCAGCAGTGGCACGACCTTTCTTGCCTAGTGCGTGTGCTTTGGACTGAGGTAGACACTTGGGCTTGCCTTCTTTCTCACTATCTCTAGCACAGTCGCCACGTATCTTGCCATCTGGACCAAAGCGGACCCATTTGTCTTTGAACCACTTACGCAGATTTTCATCTACGGGTTCTATGTCTTCTGATTTTTTACGACCTTGGCAGTAAGCTTGTTGACTAAACCCTTTGGGGTTAGAACAGTTTATGGACTTTTTATATTTTTTAGTCCACTTCTCAGTGACAAACTCATATGCTCTCACTTCTTCTTGCCCTTGCCATAATTAGCAGCACCTGCTTTGCGACACTGTACCAATCGTCCTGACGCATAGGCACTGGGCCAAACCTTGGACGAAGCTTTGATCTTGTGATAGCAGGCATCTTTCTTGCCTTCTTCAAGTTGGTCTTCTGAGACCATGTCTCCGTGACATATAGGGCATACACCTGCTTCTATGTAGTCTTGAAGACTTTTACCTTCCGCTACATCTTGCTCCATAGGAATCAAATCTTTCTTATGTTTAGTGTCGCCCTGTTTCTCTGCCCGCTTTTTATCTTTGTGAGCGCCAGCACCTGCGCTTTTAGAATTTTTAGCAACAAAGTTTCTAGGCCGGCTAGCTGGTATAATGTCTTTGGCTCTCATACTGTAATACCTCTTGATCTGATGCCACCTTTACGTTTTACTTTACCTAATTCTTCGAGAGCGTGACGTATTTGTTCCATGTTCATTTTCAATTCTTCAAACTGACGTGCCATCAGTTGCCACTCACCTGGACTAGCATTTTCTGCGCGAGCAGCAAGATCCTTTAACTGGCCAGCAGCACGTAGCATACGATATTTTAATTTAGCAGGATTTGCTTTGTCGTGACTGTGAATCATTGGATCCATTGGATCTGCTGGGTCCATTTCAATAGGAGATTCTTTAACTTCTTCTTTCTTTTTAGGATATCCGTGTTTGATATCTAATGTATAGCCCTGCAGTCCTTGTTTATCTAAAACTCCGCTGATAAATTTTTCTGCTTCTCTAGCATTATCGAATCTATCACCTAAATTATATTTTCGAACCTCGCCGTCAATCATTACATAAGCAATGGTAATTGGCTTTGTTGGTTCTTCTGCTTGGGCAGGACTTAAAAGATTCGCAGCAGCCAGTGCCGCTGCCGCTGCTTGACTTTTCCAACCTTCCTCTATACCTTCGTTGATGCCCATGCCTTTACGCACCGCAGCAAACAAAGGCTTGGCAAGTTCGCCTGCTCCTGTGGCTTCTTGGAACCCTTCGAAGTCGTTGTTGGCAGCAGCTGCTCTTGCACCGCTGGCACTGACTCCTGCCACTCCTTCAGCGCCGTCTTCACGGTCTCCGCTGCTGGCAAAATCGATGACATCAAATTTATAAAATCCGTGCGCTTTGCCTTCAACACCGTTGTATTGTGTGAGAAGATTTTTCATATCTTCTAGGCGATCCGATCCTGCTACGAATGTTACCGCGGAGTAGCCCTGATCGTGTAGATAGCTAGCCACTTTACCAATGGTGTTTAGTGCTGCATTCTCTACTACATTGCTGGCATACTGGGGAAACATTTCCTTGATAAACTTTATCTTAGTGCTGTAGTCTAGTGGATTTTTCTTTTTATCTTGACTTTGACTGACAAAAACTTTCATTTCTCCGCCCTGGCTTTTCATGGTATCTAATACCTGTTTGTGACCAATGGTAGGCGGATTCATTCTGCCAAAGCAGAATGTAACATGTTTGGTTTCAGCTTCAAACAGTTGTCGTAACAGCATTAGTCGTAGTCGCCTTTTTCTATGTATTTTTCTTGTTCGCCGGCAATACGTTTAGCCAAATCTATAATTTTATCTTTAGGGAATTTCTTATCTGTATCATCGATATCGTATTTGTCACAATAATGACCCATGCACTTTTCTAATGGTCGGATGTAGACTTTGAACACATTGGGATTGCCTCTGTGCTCACGATGACGTTTCACCGCAGGGAAAAAATACTGGTCCAGCATTTTTGAATCGTTGTCGATGAAAAATTTTAAATCATCCAACCAATCGATTTCTTGTTGTTCGTCTTTGGGTGCGCCAATGGCACTGAACATTTCTTTTAATAACATTACCAGCTCCGGCAAGACCAGTATCTAGCTTTATGACGAGGTCCTGGATTAGCACAATTATGACGAGCACGGAATGATTTTCTACGTGCAGGATTGGATTTTTTGATACGCATTTTCTTGTCACCGAAGTTTACTTTGACAATGTTACCATTAGGCTTGCGAACATATACTTTGGATTTCTTGACATCGCCTGCCATCTTTTTACCCAAGGGCACTTCACGTCCTTGGTATTTGGCTTCATCGACATCACCTTCCGCCACACCTTCTTCGTAGTTCTGGGCTTTCATGTAATCGCGAGCTGTATCAATGTAGTCCACAGCTTTAGTGATCTTGCTTTGCACCCATTCTGGAAGATTGTCGTCTGCTCGTAGGATACTGTATAGTTCTTCAGCAGCATCGTCTATGGTGCGCAAATCATCTTTGGCCATGTCGCCTTCGCGATCATATTCACCGTAATTTACGGGGTCTTTTGGATTCTCAGGACCGTGATCTTCTTTCTTAACTTTACCCTTATGTGCTTTACTCAACCTATCCTTAAGAGCACCTAATTCTTCTTGACTGGCACCGTCACGGCCTGCGGCCGCCGCGGCTTTCATATATTCTTCACCGTGTTTCTTAACTCCAGTAAAATATTGAAGACCGCTTTCACCTATTTTCTTACAGTCATTGGCACCAACTCTGCGATAGCCTTTCCAACAGGCACGGCCGCCTGTGCCTTTATCTTTGTCTTCTACAAGTTCACCTTCAAAGAATTGTAAGCCTTCATTAGTCAGCATCTCTAGTGCGGTGTCATCTAA